TGCCGCCATCGTAACTTATTGGTTCCTCTTCTGCTTCTATCAATCAAAAACCTACCTGATCGCCCCCTCAATGGACAACCTGAAGTCGAACCTCATGGCCGAGATGTCACTCTGGAAATCGAAGCGTAACGGGGGCGAACGGCAATGCAAGATAGCTGATGAGCTTGAACTGATGTCCACCGGATGTAGGATGACCAAAGACCCGGAACGGGGCAAAGACTGGTTCGTCACCTGTAACTCGGCAGGCCCGCATCTACCAGCGGAACAGCAGGTAGAAACGCTGCAGGGTAAGCACGCCCGGTATATGATGTTCATAATAGACGAGGCCTCCGGCGTCCCCGACGCCGTTTTTCAACCCCTCGACACTACCCTCACCGACCCCGTAAACTTCGTCATCCTCCTCTTCAACCCTACCCGCCGAACCGGGTTCGCATACAATACTCAGTTCGACCCCACCGAACGTAAATACTGGATTAACCTGCACTGGAACGCCGAACAGTCAGACCTCATCACCCCCGAACAGATTACCTACATGCGGGAAAAGTTCGGCGAAGATTCCAACCAATACCGTGTCTCAGTCCTCGGCGAACCGCCAATGGCCGATGACGGTTCACTTATCCCCTATGAGTGGGCAATGGAAGCCGCCGAATTAACCATAACCCCCACAGGTAAAGAACCGATTATCATGGGCGTCGATGTAGCCCGCATGGGCAAAGACTCCTCAATCATCTTAGTCCGTCAGGGCCATCGAGTGGTTGAAATTCAGGAACTTAAACAGCTCGATACAGTAGTACTGAGCCGATGGGTGGCTATGCGAGCCGCTGACTGGAAGCCCCACGCCATCTACGTCGATGCAGTAGGCCTGGGAATCGGAGTGGTTGATGAACTCAACAGGCAGAATATACCGAATGTCTATGCGGTCAACGTCTCCCGGGCTGCCAATAACCCGCGTAAGTTCTGCCTCTTGCGTGACGAACTCTGGTGGAAGCTCAGAGAGAAGTTTGAACGCAGTCACATCTCACTTAATGAAGCACCGGACCAAGAACTAATTAGCGAACTGAGCTCGATCAAGTACGAAGTCAGAGACAATGGGAAGATCAAGGTAGAGTCGAAGCAGGAGATGAGAAGCCGCAATCTGCCAAGCCCAAATAAGGCTGATGCACTGATGCTGACAATGATGTGCGACGACAAAGCCTTTGAACTTGCAGACCCCGATTACGACGACGATGTTGACAAACCCCGCAAGGGTAGGCTACAATCAGTCAATAGGCTCACCTGGCTGGAGGTTTAATATGTATTTCCATGTGGCTCTTCGCGGCCCAGACGCCGATCACGAGCATTTAATCTACATCAACGACAGAGGTATGGCAGAGTGTTCTAAGGCCAAAGGACACAAGCATCCTCTTACCATATTAGCCCCTACCCAGGAAGCCCCTACCCCTATTGCACAGGTCGAACCTGCCGAAAATCACACCCACTACACCCAGCCCCTCGACCCATCTCTCTACCCACCCGAAGAATTTGACCCGGCCAAAGACGCCGGGGAAACCGAAGCCGATGTAATCAAGCGCAAAGTCGCGCAGTACGAAAATGCGTGGAGCCACGAAGAAGAATCCATACAGCGCGGTCAAGAATCTGTACGATTCCGAGAAGGCGACCAGTGGCCCGATGAGGCCCGTAAGAAGCTCTCCGACAAAGACCGGGCCTGCCTGACGATCAATCAGGTTGCACCGATGATCGAAACCCTCAGTGGCATCTACCGTCGCAACCGAACCGACCTCAGAGCTTACCCGAACGAGAACGGCGACGCTGACATTGCTACCGTTCTCACCTATGCCATGAAGAATGTTCTCACCCTGAATCACTTCGACGCTGAGGACACTGAGGCATTTGAAGATATGGTCGTTGCAGGCCGGGGTCTGCTGGAACTCTACCCCGACTTTGACGCTGACATCGAGGGCCAGTTGAAAATCACTCATCGCCCGTGGGATATGGCAATCTTTGGCCCCCATCTCCGCAAAGACCTCGGCGACTGCGAGTATTTCTTTTACTGGTCATGGCAGTCGAAAGACCGTCTGACCAACCTTTACCCCGAATTTAAAGACGAGATCAGCGCAATGTTCGGCCGCCTCGAACAGTTCGGCCTCGGCCACACCGACCTCTCTGACATGGATAATCCCCTCACCGATTCTCTCTTCGCGGACCCGAAAACCAGGGAGATCAAACTCCTCGAATGTGAGGAAAAGGTCTACTACCGCCTCAAGGTCTATGTAGACCCCTCAACCGGAGGCGCTGCCAGTGAGTATGACATACCGAAGTCCCTCCGCAACCATCTTAAGTCGATCGGCTTGCTCAGATTAGTCGAGCAGAGGAAGCACCGCATCAGACGCACTATCCTCGCAGGTGACATAGTGCTCGAAGATAATTATGTAAACCGCCCCACCCCGCCCCTCGCGACGGGTCCGAGCTTCCCCGTCTTTCCCTACTACTCATACAAACGTGGGGCACGCTTCGAGGGTAAGGTTGAGCGTACCAAAGACCCGCAGAGAGAGATAAATAAGAGACGCAGCCAGATCGTTGACATCGTTAATACTTCGATTAACAATGGTTGGCTGCTGCCCAAAGGCACGTTCTCGAACCAACAGCAGAAGCAGAAGTTCCTCGACCAGGTTTCAGCCCCTGGATTCGTGGTAGAGATACCCGAGACGCAGAACCCGCCGCAAAAGATCGACGCGGGACAGGTCAGCCCCTCCATTGTGCAGCTGGAAATGAACAGCTTGCAGTCGTTCAGAGAAACCTCGAACGTCAATGTGGAGATGCTTGGTACCGGCAGCCAGTATCAGTCCGGCGCGGCAATGGCCCACCGCCTCCAGCAGGGCTTGATGGGCAATGAATACCTCTTTGATAACGTCAGCCAGGCCAAGAAACGCCTCGGGCTGGAATTGCTTCTCTGGATTCAGGAACTCTACACCCCCGAGCGCATAGCCCGCCTGTTCTTTAATCAGGCGAAACTTGAACCAATCTTCATGGGTGACCAGCAGCAGGTAGACCCCTATGACCTCCAGCTCTACCAGCAGATCGTCACTCGCCTCAAAGACGCCGATCTCACCAAATACGATGTAACCATCGGTGAGACAGGCCAATCCCCCACAGCCCAGCTCGCCAACTTCGAGCTTATGATGGAACTGGCAGGCAAGGGCGTGCCCCTGCCACCAGCACTTTTCATCGAACTTGCGCCGATTCCGAACAAGGAACGGATTATGCAGATGCTCGGTGAAGCGAGCCAGCAGCAAGCTCAGGCTGAGGATAAGAAGTACGAAACGGAAATTAGAAAAACGATGATTGCGGCCCAGTCGAAGAGACAGGCTTGACAATATTATGTAAACCGCCCTATACTAAGGGTAGCACCATACTCGACAGGAGAACACTATGGACACCGACCTGATGGCCCAGATTGATGATGCCTCACCTGAGCAGCTCGAACAGATGCTCACCGAACAGCCGCAGGAGAAGCCGGCAGACGCTCCACAGGAGCAACCTGCACAGGAAGAACCCACGCTGGAAGAACGGTTGAAGCAGCTGGAAGAACGCTCTCAGAGGTATGAGAAGCAGCTGAAGGACAAAGACGATTTTATCAACCAGCGCAACGCTGAGATAGGACTGCTTCGGAAACAGCTCCGGGACAAGCAGAAAGCCGAACTCGGCCCTGAACTGACAAACGATGAAATTCTCGAAAACCCCAAAGCCGCCATCGAAAAGGCTATCGAAAGGGCAAAGGCCAAGGAACAGCTGGATAAGGAAGAGCATCAGACCGCCATGCAGGATGCGATCAATCAGACCCGTCAGCTGTTCTCAAGCACATTCCCCAAGTTCGACGAAGTGAAAGCACACGCACTCGAAGTCATGAAGGCTGACGGTGCCCCGGCTGAGATGGTTAATCAGTTCGAGGCAGACCCCGCCGCCACGATGCACATGGGCGCACTGTTCCAACTCGTCAAACGCGCTGAGCTCTACAAGGAAATTAAGGAACTCAGGGCGAAACTTGAGGAAGCTGAAAAGCGCACAAGTAAAATTACTGACAACGTGGCGAAATTCGCCTCAGCAAAAAGCCCCACTTCGGCGGCCCCAACGTCGCCGAAGAAGTCCGGCAGACTCGATAGCCTGACCGAAGCTGACATCGATAAGATGTCACTCGAAGAGCTGAAAGAGCTGCAGAAAGAACTTTATTAAACAGGAGTAAACGAGTATGGCTCGTACTGCAATCGCAACCGGCAACGCACTTGCCCCCATTATTGTACAGAAACAACTGTTCCTTGAGCAGAAGAAAGCTGCGTATTTCAGCCGCTTCATGTCTGCTTCAGGTGACATGCCCGTATTTGAAAAGACCGACTTCACCAAAGCCAAGGGTGAAACCATGACCTTTGGTATGCGCATCCGCGTAACCGGCGACCCGATCACCGGCAACGCAACTGTCAAAGGTAAAGAAGATAAGCTGACCTTCTACACCTATCAGATCACCCTCGACCGCTTCCGCTACGCAATCATGGATGACGGTGCTCTCACCCGCCAGCGTTTCGTCGGCGACATCCCGACCGAAATCCGCAATGCCCTCACTGTCTGGGGCGCTGAACTCATCGACCAGAAGTGCATGGATGCTCTGACCGCTTCCCCCACTTCGATCTACTACGGTGGTAACGCTACTGCTGTAGGTGACATCGACGCCAATGACAAAATCACCCCGGCCCTGATCTCCAAAGTCAAAGCTATCGCTCTCACTCAGCGCAGCGGCGGCAAGACCCCGCTTCAGCCGGTCATGGTCGATGGCAAGAAATACCTTGTTATGCTCATCAGCCCCGACGCGGCCGTCGATCTGAAGTATGACACAACCTTTATGGCCGCTCAGAAGGATGCCGCTGAACGTGGCTCGAACAACCCCCTCTTTACCGGCATGCTCGGCATCTGGGATGGCGTTGTAATCCACGAACACGAAAACGTACCGGTTCTTTCCAACGGTGGCAATGGCGCTGTAGCTTACTCGAAGTGCGTTCTCATGGGCGCTTCGGCTCTCTGCTGGGCATGGGGTGAACGCCCGAGCATCGTGGAAGAAGACGAAGATTACGGCGAATTTAAGGGCTACTGCTGGCGCATGACTGCCCAGGTTGGTAAGCCGAAATTCAACAGCCAGGACTTCGGTTCTATCGCTGTTTACGTTGCCGACAGCCGCGCCACTGGCCGCACTGTTAACTACAAGTAAGGGAGTAACTAATCATGGGTAACTCTACCACCTTCCTGACCATTCCCGCAGTTCAGCGCCTCGGCACTCAGGTTGTCTACGCTGAACGCGAAATCGACTTCACCGTTGAAAACTTGGCCGATGCCAATACCATGGACGTTCTCCGTCTGCCCAAAGGTGCTGTGCCCCTCCGCGCTGGCATCATCACCAAGACCGTGAACACCAATACCTCAGCCAAACTGGCCGTAGCCTGCCCGACTGCCTCTCTCAATCTGCTGGCCGCTGACACTCTTGGCAACGCCAACACTGTCAGAGTTGCCTCGCTGACTGCCTCTGCAGTTCTGGCTGCTGACGACACTGTTCGCATCACCGGCTCGGTTGCCACCCTTGCTCAGGCCAAGATCGTTGTATTCATCGAATACGCTGTCTCTGACGCCTGCCGCAACTGACATTCATAACCCGTAGAATAAGGGCAGCAGCGATGCTGCCCTTTTTCGTATAACAGGAGTGCCTATGTATTCAGTTGAAGAAATTATTACGATGGCCGCCACTCTCGCCGGCCGGGGCGACAAGCTCTCTTTCGATGACCTCAATCAAGGGTTGAAAATTCTCAATTCAATACTGACCGACTGGTCAGTCACCCGTGGCGTCGAACTGTTTAACATCCAGGAAGCTACTGCTGCCCTCGCTACCGCCGATACGGTCCTGCACAACAGCGTTTATTATCAGTGCTACAATGAGCACACATCCAGTTCTGACAATGAACCTGGTGTTGGCAGTCTGTGGGAAGATTACTGGGTGATCGCACCCGAAGTCACAAGCCCGCTTACCTGGGCCGCTGGCAATAGTTACCTGCCGAACAACGAACTGGGACTCAACCCATCTCAGATCGACGATGCGATGAGCCTGAGAATCCTGCACGAAGGGCAGTTCTCGCCGGTCGAAAAGATCAGGATGCTTGACTTTAATCAGCTTGATCGCACGGAGTTCGGCCTCCCGATCAAAGCCTACTTAAATAAATCAGCCCTCGGCACGTCGATCAAGTTCTGGCCGATCAACAACGAACCCAACGCAACTCTGCACTACTACTCGATCAGCCGCCCCGCCCCCTACGCCCCGAACCAGACCCCCAACCTGCCTGACCAATGGATAGTGGCATTATATTATGCACTCGCCGTAGAACTCGGTTTCGTGTATAATATCAGCATGGAGCGTTTGAACGTGTTGGGCCAGAAGGCTCAGTATGAATTTAATAAGGCGTTCCGTTCAAATGAAAGTGAGGTTGACCGGTGCTTCGTAAAACCCTGCTACTGATCTTAGCCCTCATCTGGTGCGCCTCGCCGCTCATGGCCGATGGTGCGCTTATCCAGTTTCTCGCCGCCGGGCTACCCAGCCTCAGCTCTACGGTAATCAGTGGCGGCCAGGTCTACGCCTATGCCGCTGGCACGACCACTCCGAAGTCCATCTACACAACCAATGCACTGACCACTGCCCACCCCCAACCTGCCCGGCTCGATACCAATGGCCGCTTGCTGGCTTATGGAGAGGGTCTTTACAAATTCGTCATCAAAGACGTGGCGAGCACTACGATCTTCACCGTAGACAACGTAGAGGCCCGGTCGATTCAGGGGATATTCGATGACCCCACCGACCCGTTCGGCGATACCCTGACCCAGACCACTCTCGCTACTACCAACCTGACTGCTACCATTGCAACCATCGATAGCCTCTCTGCCCCGGTAGGTGCGTCTATTGCCAGCCTGACCATTGGTGGCACACCGATTATCGGCGTCGGCACCGGCACCGCTGCTACCCATGCTGTTAATAAAGCTCAGCTCGACGCTGCTATCCTTGCCTATACCCCTGCCAGCTACTCGATCACCAATGCGATGATTGCTAGCCAGTCAGTGAACCCACGCCTGCTCGATCTCGACTATGCGAAGTTCCACCGCGTCGCTACCTTTACTCTCACCACTGCTTCTCTGTGGACTGATGTGGAGTGGGACACCACTGTCGTCAGTGAAACCTCTGGTATTAGCTTAATCAGCCCCACCACGATTCAGCTGGTCGATGCGGCCCACTACAAAATAACCGGATGCACCCGCCCCCGCTGGACTGGTGATGCGTCTACCGTTGCCCTTGTCGCTTCTCGCATTGTCTATTCGACCGATGGTGGCAGCACGTGGGACGAAGCTCGCTGCCTGCAAGCAATCAGTGGTAGAGAGCACCGCGAGAATGAAGTAGGAACCTTACCCTACCACGGTTCTATCTCAGTTCCCGCTAACGCACAAGTGAAGCTACAGGTGCAAGTCTCTAATGTCAGTATGCTTCTGGCCGGTTGGCCCGGCTTCGATAACCCCGTTGCTGCGAGCATTGATATTCAGGCCGCAGGCTATTACAATCCGTAAGTCTGGTTTCGTAACATAAAGGAGTTTGTATGAAAAAAGCCCTTCTCGTTCTTGCCCTCGTTCTCATTGCCATTTCCGGTTTCGCCCAGGGCGATCAGATTCTCTCTCAGCGCCAGGCCATTTACGAGGAACTGAGAGCGCACACTTACGATAACCTCGTAAAATCAACCTACTGTGCCTTGGCCACGGCTACGCACGTTACGCCGAATGATACCACCTCTACCGGCACCCACAGCTCAAGTTACCTCGGCACGCTCAAAGGCCCCCTGCTTATGAGAGTCCAGAATCTCGGCACCACCGGTAAAATCTACTTCAAAGAATATGCACTGAGTGGAACCAATGTAGCGTCAACCACTGCCACTGACCCCTATCTACAATCCACACATGGCAATTATCTTGCTGCCGGAACTGCAGGCCAGCTCGCGCCGGGTGAATGTTGGGAAAAGGTCTACTACGGTGAACCCGATCTGATGTTCGGTGGCGTTGAAGCAGCCACCTTCACTATCCAGATTTTCCAGCGCAACAATTAGGAGTTAAGTTATGCGAAACCAGACCCCACTTTTTATCGCCTTCTTTATCGCAATCGCTATGACCGTTCTCGGCTGGCCCAGTTCTGACCAGGTTCTCAGCTATACTGGTGGCATCCACGGTTACGACAGCACGACCGGTATGTGGAAGCCTTTTGCCGTGACCGGCGATGGTAAAGTTATGACCGACTCATCGGTAACCATTGGCTCCATCACTGTAGACCCCGCTGCCCCACCGACCGCCAATCTCCAATCGGTTGTAGCAGTCACCCCGGTTGCCACAAGCGTAGTCAGCTTGGCCAACCGTAAATCTCTCGCTATCTTCAATCACTCAATGACCACAACCCTCTGGGCCAGTCTGGATGCAGTTACAGCCAGCGCTACAGTGGATGCGTCAATC